CTCCTCGGGGATGATCAGGGGGCCGGACGCCGGGACTAGGCCTCCCGACGTCCGGCTTCTGGGTGGTCATGCGCCGAACAGGCTCGGCGTCTGGTGCAACTCGTCCAGCCAGCCAGTGAGGCGGGCCAGGTTCTTGTCCGGGCCGAACGCCAGATACGTGCCGTCCGCGCTGTCGCAGCCGAACCACTCCGCCGTCCGCAGCCGGGCCAGCGAGTTCACGCGCCCCATGTGCACTTGCTTGCCGCGGGCTTTCGCTTCCCGCGACAGGCGTTCGGCGATCGGGCCGGTCTTCCAGGCGGTGTCTCCGGCGAGGAACAGCACATCGAGGTCGTCCCACGGGATCAGCCCGTGTTCGGAGCCGTTCTGCGCGGCGAACGCGGCCGGCACACCCAGCTCGCGTATCCGGGCCAGCCATGGCAGGGACTCGGCGAGCGTCGCGGTGGCGTTGAACGGGACGTCGGGGGCGAGCGCCCACAAGCATCGGTCTGGTCCGTACCGTTCCACGGTGCGCTCCAGCCAGTCCCACCAGCGTTGGGTGCCGGGCCAGTTGCGGCCCTTGCCGTCGCAGCCGAACTTGCCGTTGTCGCAGGCGTACAGGGCGCCGTCGGGGATGCGGTTGCCTTGTGCCGGGGTGGTCATGCAGCCGATGAGCCCGGCACTCATTGCGGCTTTCACGTCAGGCCCGGACGGGGTGCCGAGATACGCGACCACGGCGTGCCCTCCTCACGGCGATGACGGCAGCGACGGGAAGGAGGGTGGCCCAGGCGAGTTTCCCGACGAGCTGGCCGCCGACGGTCGCGACGGTGACGGGGAAACCGGCCAGCGTCAGGAACAGCAGCGTGTCCACGATGGCGCCGACCGTGTTGGAGGCGAGGACGGCGCGCGCCCACCCTCGGTTGCGGAGCGGGGTGTAGACGGCCATGTCGGCGCACTCGGCGATCAGGAACGCGGTGGCGGAGGCGACGGCGAGAGCGGGGCTCGTGGCCCATGTGAGGGTCGCACCGGCGGCGATCCCCGCGAGGACCCAGGCGCGCCCGGCGGTGTCCTGGACGATGTCGCGCAGCAGGAGGGCGGCTCCGGCGGCGAAGGTGCCTGCGGTGGTGAGCATGCCGGGGGCGACGGGGATGAGGCCGTAGCGGGTGGTGAGCCAGTTCGCGGCGACGATCGCGGCGATGTAGGCGGTGAGGGCGAGTACGCCTCGGGTGTTCACGGTGTGCTCCTGTGGTGGTTTGGGTGTTCGCGCGGGCGGGGCTGATCGACAGTCAGGCGGCAGGACGGGGGTCGCTCCAGTAGGTGCAGAAGTCCTTGTGGCGGCCGTCGTGTCCGGCGTTGAGTTCGCAGCGGTTGACGACGTAGCCGTTGGAGAGACGCGAGGTGGCGGGGCAGATCTTGGCCGCGTCACGGAGGTGGCGTGCGGGCTTGCTGACTGCCGGGTCAGGTGTCGTGCTGGTCATGGGGTGCTCCTTGGTGTGGTGGGGGCCGGGGTCAGGCGGCGGCGTGCCACCGGTAGACGGTGCGTTCGGTGACGCCCAACAGGCGGGCTATTTCGGCGGCGGGGAGCCGGCCGTGGAGGCCTTGGCCGATGAGCCGTCGTTCGAGGCGGGTGATGTCTCGGGTGGGGCACGGGTTGCGGATGAGTTCGGCGACGTCGTGTTCGTCGGCGGTGTGCCATTGGCTGAAGTGGGGGGTGCCGTAGAGGCGGATGCGGGCGCGGTGGCCGTAGCAGATGGTTTTGGTGGGGGCGGCGAGGCGGGGGCAGCCGGTGATGCGGCAGGGGCGCGGCGTGGTGGTCACGGCTTGGGGCTCCTTGGTGGCTGGCGGGTCGTTGGCCGGGCGATGGTGTTGCATCACGGGCAGCGGATCTGCTGGCTCAGGCGGCGGCTTCTTCGTCTTGGGTGGCCCATCCGCAGATCCAGACCGCGCCGCAATTCGGGCAGCAGTAGGTCGCTATAACGGACCCGGGTTGGGTCGGGATGACCTGGAGCGGCATCACTGCGGGGCTGTCGGCAGTGAGACAGCGGTCGCATGTGTCGAGGTAGGTCATGGCGGATCTCCCTCAGGTCTGGGCCATGTCGACGAAGCGGGCGTAATGCCCTTGGAAGGCGACGGTGATCGTCTGGGTGGGCCCGTTGCGGTGCTTGGCGACAATCAGGTCGGCCTCGCCGGCGCGTGGTGACTCCTTCTCGTACGCGTCCTCGCGGTGGAGCAGGATCACGATGTCGGCGTCCTGCTCAAGGGACCCGGACTCGCGAAGGTCGGCGACCTGGGGCTTCTTGTCTTGCCGCTGCTCCGGCCCGCGATTCAGCTGCGAGAGGGCGATCACCGGGACCTGGAGGTCCATGGCCAGAGTCTTGAGGCCGCGGCTGATCCGTGAGACTTCCTGCTGCCGGTTGTCGCCTCGGCCAGTGGTTTCGCCGCTCATCAGCTGGAGGTAGTCGATAACGACGAGGCCGAGGCCGTGCTGGCGTTGCACGCGGCGACAGTGGGACCGGATCTTGGCGAGGGTGACGCCGGTGTCGGCAACGATGAACAGCGGCGAGGACTGCATGTCCTTCCCGGCCTCGATGAGGTCGAGCACCTTGCCGTCGTCGATGGGCCCCTTGGTCTTCATCCAGTGCAGGGGGTAGGTGGCCTGTGCGGCAAGGAATCGCTTTTCGAGTTCCTTGCGGCCCATCTCCAGGCTGAAGAAGACGGTGGGGATGTCGTTGCGGATGGCAGTGGTGCGGGCGATGTCTCCGGCGAGGACAGATTTGCCCATGGCGGGACGGGCGGCGATGAGGATGAACTGGCCGGGGAGGAGGCCGCCGGTGAGGGCGTCGAAGTCGAGGAATCCGGTGAGGAGTCCGATCTTGGGGCCGTTCTCGCGGATGTCGACGACTTCAGCGATGGTGTCCATGATGTCGACGCCGATGGAGAGGTCTTCGTCGCCGATGTCGGTGAGTGCGGTGAGGCCTTCGAGGGTGTCGTAGGCGCGCTGGATGACTTCGTCGGGTGCGCGTTCGCGTCCGTCGACGTCGCCGACCATTCCGGTTCCGGCGGCGCGGATCTGTCGGAGGACGGCTTTCTCGCGGACGATGCTGGCGTAGTGCTCGGCGTTGGCGACGGTGGGCACGGCCTGGACGAGGGTGAACGGATAGGCGCGTCCGCCGCATTTGGTGAGGTCGCCGTCTCGTTCCAGCTTGTTGGTGAGGGCGATCGGGTCGTGTGCTTCGCCCGCGCTGTGGAGGTCGAGGAGCGCCCGGTAGGTGGTTTCGTGGTGGGGCCGATAGAAGTGCTCGGGTTTGACGATCTCGATGACCTCTTCGATGGCCCGATCGGAGAGGATCATCGAGCCGAGTACGGCGCGTTCGGCTTCGAGGTCGAACGGGGGCAGTGTCGAGTCGTTGGTCGGCTCATCGTGGTCGTGGGTCATGTGGTCTTCCTGAAGTCGGCGCCGGTGAAGGTGGCGAAGGTGGAGCCGCCGTCGGCGAAGCGGGACTGAGTGCGCGGGCCGAGGGGTTCGAGGGTCGGCAGGTTGGTGGAGATCAGCGTGGGCAGGTGGTTCTGCCAGCGGGCGTCGATCAGTTGGGCGATCGCGTCGACTGTCCACGGGTACAGCTGGGTGGCGCCCAGGTCGTCGAGGGCGATCAGCGGCGCCTCCGCCCAGGTCTGGAGGCGTTCGCGGTTGACGGGCCGGTCTGCGGCGGCTTTGAACTCGAAGTCGGAGACGAGGTAGTAGCGGCCGTGCCAGCCGTGGCGGATCAACAGTTCGCCGATCTTCCACAGATGCCAGGTCTTGCCAGTGCCCGGTTCGCCGAGGAGCAGCAGTGAGGCGTGGGAGCCGCCGAGGAAGTCGGCGATCCACTTCTCGACTTCGGGGCGTACCGGCGCGTCGGTGTTGAACGCTTTGGGCCGACGGTCGAGGTAGCGGTCGAGGGCTTGGTTGCGGATCTCGGCGCGGGCTGCGGCTTGGGCTGCGTCGTGGCGAGCGCGCCGGTCGTCAGCGGTGGTCATCAGAAGGGCTTCGCATTCTTGTAGTCCTCGGTGGTCCACACCTGCGCTGCGGAACCAGTGGCGGGGTGGGGCCGATTCGGTCCGGTCCAGCCGCCGGATACGGCGCGGAGGGGCGGCCGGCTGTTGCGCTCGGGGGCGTAGTCGTCTTCGTATCGGCGCTCGCGGAGCCAGTTGACGGAGTGCTTCACGTACTGGAAGTCCTGGCCTTGCTTCTCGCGGGCGTAAGCGATGGCGGCGGTGATGATCTGCCGGGGGTCGGCGCCGTTGCCGAGTGCGGCGCGCCAGGCGGTGAGGGTGGCGTCCTTGTAGCGGCTCTTGGGGTAGGCGAGCCAGAACTCGCCGAAGAGCTTCATGTCGATCGGGGTGGCAGAAGAAGCTTCTTCTTCTACTTGAGGAGATGAGGAGTAGGGGGTAGCCGTGGCTCCTTCTGAGTGAGCCCCTGCTCCCCCTAGGGGTAGCGACTGCTCTCCCTCGGGGGGAGTGGTGGCTACCCCTTCTTGTGGGGTAGCGGGGGCTCCCTCTAGGGGTAGCCGTGGCTCCCCCTTGGGGGTAGCGGGGGCTCCCCCTGTGAATTCGGGGACGCGGAACGTCATACGGATGCCGGGCTTGGCGTACATCACCCGGCCGTCCTTCTTGGCGACGCCGATCGGGATACGGAACTCCCAGCCGGCTGCGGCGAGGCGCTTCAGTGCGTTGCGCACGACGGCGGTGTCCTTCGCCCCAGTCCAGCGGGCAAGGTCTTCGAGAGTGACCCAGCTGACGCGAGTCTCCTCCTTGGCGTCGTCCGCAATCTCCAGGGCGACTGCACGTTGCAGGCCGGTGATGTCCGGGCCGAGCGCCTCGCGGAGGTCGCGGCGGAGTTGGTAGCCCATCTGTCCTTCTCTCGGGGTTCATGTCGGTCACAGGCGCGAGGCGTGCGCGCGCCTACGGCGGCATGAGGACTCCCGCATCAAGAGTCCCACGTTCATGTACATCATAGCGGTGAACGCGGTGAAGTACACCATGATCCTGAGGTACACTCCCGACATGACCGCGCCCAAGAAGGAGCACCAGGAGAAGATCGCGGAGTTCCGCAACTCGCTCGCCGACGCGATCGAGCGGGCCCGCTACTTCGACGAGACGACCGTGCTGACCAGCCGTGGAAAGCGCGTAGCCGTCCTGGTTGGCATGGACTTCTACGAGCGCGCTCTGGAGGCGCTGGGCGAGCAACGGGTGCTGGTCGAGCCGCAGTCCTGACACCCCACTCCTCCTTTCGTTCCGTTCGGGCCCCGCCGTGTGCGGGGCC